CCAAGTTTCACTCTGGTCGTATTTCAGTTTCTTTCAGTCCTACTAACGCTTACATTGGGGGTGCTACAGTTACTTATGCCAATCTCCCTTATCTTAACAGACATATTATTGATATCTCTGATTATACTGAGTTCACTATTAATGTGCCTTTTGTATTCCCGGTTCCTTACGCTGAGACTCGTGATATTACTGGGTCACTTGGAACATTGGATATTTTCGTGGTTGATGAACTTGTAGGACCTTCCACTGTCTCAACTTATATTAATTTTTTGGTGGAGGCTAAGGCTTTACCTGATTTTGAGTTTGCCGTCCCATCTATTAATACTACTATCCCTGTTTTCGGTTCACCGATTCTAGCGACCCCTCACTCCTCTGGAAATTTTATTGATTTCATTGGAGATACAGGAGACGTCGCTATGTCCCTAGCTCCAGCTCGTAGTTGTATTGGTGAGCGTATTACTAGTTTACGACAAATGCTTAAGATTCCTAACTTAATGATTTCGTCATCTGCATTTGCTCCCAATTCCTATCTGAATATTGTTCCGTTTGCCTGTGAGGTGGCTTATTCACAACCAATTATCCCCATTACTTATCCATTGTTTAGCTCTGATCTTTATGCTCAGCTGCAATCTATGTTTGCCTTATCACGTGGCTCTGTCCGGTTTAAAGTTATTCATAACTATACCGTTCCTGTTGATGACACCATTGTTGTTGCTTACCTTACTGATTTTGAGAATTATTTTACTGGTAGAGATTTTATATCTTCTAGTAATTCCGATATTAATGGACATACTGTTGATAATAATTATCCTACTTCAGGGGGTTTAGTGGTTATTAGTGATGTTTTAAGTCGCGGTGGTTTAGAAGTTCAAGTACCTGCTTATAATGCCACACACTCTAGATCTGGCCCTAATGCTATTTGCTCAACTGGAGGTTTTGGTACAATCAACGGAGTTACTAACCTTCCACATCAAGCACTTACTGTCTACAAACCCTTTGGTTACCATTTGGGGCGTAATATTTCTAGATCTTGTGGGGATGATGGTGATTTTGGATGTTTTGTCTCTATCCCACCTATGCAGCATGCTGCACCCTCAT